CCGGAGGGCGATCGGGTGGGCCTACTCCGCGATCTCGGCCGCCGAGCGCCCGGAGGATCAGGCCCTCGGCTACGCCCTGCTCGGTCAGGCGCTCCGCCGGGAGGCGTGCCTCTCCGCTGCGGCCAGCGCCTTCGACCGGGCGGCCGATCTGATCCCCGCCGAGGGTGATCCCGATGTCCGCGCCGAAGCGCTCGGCCTGGTCGGCCGGTGGCGCCAGCACCTCCGGGACTTCGACGCCGCCGGCGAGCTGCTCCGTGCCGCGCTCGACCTCATGCCGCCGGGCACCGATCGGCACCTGCATCTGCGGATCGCGGAGGCAACGCGGCGGGGGCAGGCTGGCCAGCCGGGGGCGGCGACGAACGCGCTGGCCGCGATCGCCCTAGAACTGCGCGATCGGAAGGCGGCGGACGAATGGCTCGATCTCGTGGTCGGCCACAACCTCGCCTCCATGCTCACCCTTGCCGGCGAGCACGATCTCGCCCTCAGGACCCTGATCGAGCTGCGCCCGCTCTACCTCCGGACCGCCGGCCAGTCCTACGCCTACAAGGCCAACTGGCTCGCCGGCCGGATCGCCCTCGACCTCGGCCAGCACGAGGCGGCGGACGCGCAGCTCTCGTTCGTCGCTGCGTCGGCCAACCTCCGCGACCCGATCGACCGCGGCCTGCTCGAGCTGGAACGGGCACACGCCGCGCTCGGCTGCGGTCGCTGGGCGGAGGCGGGTGAGCGGGCAACCCGGGCGGCGGGCCTGCTCGGCGGGCTGGGCATCCGCGTCGAGGCGACAGCAGCGGCGATCACGGCAGCGGAGGCGATCCAGGCGGGGACGGGACGGGCGCTGGCCGCGGTGGTCGCGGCGCGGCGGCGGATGGGGGCGTAGTATCAATCTCACTGAAGTGTGTCGGAGGGGTTGATTTCTGTCCGCGGATAGCGGATACTGTCTCCAGTGAACAGGGAGAGGCGATCAAGCCCCCCGGAACCGAGAGGAGGAATCCCCGATGAAGATCGGAGATCGAGTCACCGTCTACCAGGACCCCTTCACCGCCCTCAAGCCAGAGGGAGAGGCCACCGTCGTGCGCATCATCGAGGACCGCCCCTGTGGGAGTGATTGCCGTGAGGTCCGAGCCGAGGTCAGGTTCAAGGGCGAACGGCTCACCTACCCGCGGACGATTTTCTTGTTCGGGGCCGAGCCCGCCTGATGACCCCCGCCGACCTCGCCTTCTGCGGCCGCGCCCTGACCGGCTCCGACCGCTGGCGCCGACCTCTCGCCGCCATGCTCGGCTGCGATGACCGCCTGGTGCGGCGGTGGGCCAACGGCGAGGCCCCTGTGCAGGAGTGGGCTGAGACGCGCCTCCGCGAGCTGGTCGCCGCGCGGCAGCGCGACCTGGCTGCGCTCGCGGAGGCACTGGACACCTAGAATGGGGGCCGGAGGTGAGATGATGAGGGATGACAAGGAACTCTCCGTCGATAGGGGTCAACGATCTCGGGTTCCGCGCCCGCGTTGCCCGAAGCCGCGCGGTCAACCTCGCAGAGCAGAGCCGCAAGGCGTTCACGCTGGTCTTGCACGCCGACCTCGAAGGCGTTGCCACCGCCGACGTTTTGGCTAGCGCGCGATCTGCGAGCGGTGATCTTGATCGGGAGGCTCGTGCGGCCGAAGAGGAGGCCGGCAAGCTAGAGGGTGAGGCGGCGGTGGCCCTCAATCATTACCTCGCGGCCTGGAAACCAGGCATGCCGGCGCCGTTCGGCTTACAAGAGTGTCGTCACAAGAACGGCTCGCACCTGCGTCGCGTGGTCGCGTTTAGGCCGCGCCACGAAGTTCGCCTAGATCGCCCCACCCGCCCCGAAATAAGCGAGCCGGTCGTCGAACTGGCCGACGGTGAGGAGGCGCTGTACACGATAGGCGATCCGCGCCCAGTGATCGTCGAGCGCCCCTACTCCGATTACGACGCTGGGCCTGAATTCGGAATCTGGGACGGGAGATGGCCACGATAGGCAAGGGCGGCCGAGCCCGGGCTATACGCGTGCTCGGCCGCCCAAGCTGGCCTAGCCCCCCGGGTCGATCTCCGGTCCGGAGTCCCCTTCCCCTCCCCCGGCGTTGCTCTGCTCCGGCGGAGCGGCCGGCGGCGGACCGAGCACCGCCCCGACCACCGCTTCCACCCACCCCCGCACCACCTCCGCCCAGGACCGCTCCATCCGATCCTGCTCGAGCGGCGCCGCGACAGCCGGCACCGCACCGATCAGCACGACCGCGACCACCAGACAGATGAGCTTGCGCACTTGCTCCCCCTTCCGAGCCGACGGCACGGCCGAGATTGGCCGGGACGTCAGCCCCTTCGCCCCCTGAGTGTATCGGCTTATAGAAACCGGCGCATGGGGTTGCGGGGTGAAGTCGGGGGGAGTAGGCTCGGGCGCAAACTCTGAAGGGAGGGCAGGAGCCATGAGTGCAGGTCGCATTCTCGCGATCGTGTTCGCCGGGGTCGCCTTCATAGGCGCCGCGTCCTGGGTCGGTATCGAGATTCTCGGGCGGCTGTCGAAGGCAGCGGTGGTAGCGGTTGCCGAGCAGCATGAAGAGCAGTACCGGCAGGCCCCGAGTCTCTTCGGCGTGCGTCTCGGCGACACGGTGGGCAGGCACCGCAGGATCAGCGGCACGGTCCGCAACAACGGCGAGCACCCGATCGCATTTGTCAAGGTGCGGTGCGCACTGTTGGACTGGGAGACGAAGCGGGAGCTGGACGCCGGAATCACGTACGCGGTGGTCAGCGAAGGCTTGCCGCCGGGAGAGCAGCGCGACTTCGACCTCCACCTCGACGGCTCGCGGGTCGGCTACCTGAACCACCAGGCCAAGTGCGAGATCGTTGGGTTCAGGCGCCGGTAGGCACGCCTCCTGCAACGCGCACCCGCCCGCCTCTCCAGATCTACCTCTAGAGATCCTCTTCTGGGTGGGGGGTGTAGAGAGAGATCCCTATCAGCACCAGCGCGCGCGCGAGCCCCTCGCTCAGGGGATCAGATCCCTCCCGGGTCAGCAGCAGTAAGTCCCCGACCTCCCGCCGGCCGACCCCGGCGCGCCTCAAATGCGTTCACTCTCGCAGGGTCTCGGTCTCCTGCTGGTAGACTCACTGCCGGCATGGCCCGCTCGCCCGCAAAGACTCGCCCGGCCACCGCCCGGAAGCGGTCTCCCAGGAAGGCCGGTAACAAGGGAGGAGCCCCGAAGGGAAACACCAACGCCAGGGGCAACCGCGGCGGTGGACGTCCGTCAACCTACGACCCCGCGCTCTGCGATCTCGCCCGCAAGCTCGCGATGGTGGGGCTCACCGACGTCGAGACCGCCGCGGTACTGGAGGTCTCAGAGAAGACAATCAACAACTGGAAGCGCCTACACATTGAGTTTCGTGCCGCCCTAAAAGAGGGGAAGGCGAACGCCGACGCCAATGTCGCGCACAAGCTCTACCGCCGCGCCTGTGGGTACTCGCATGAGGCGGTCAAGATCGTGGCCGACGCGAAGACGGGCTCGGAGCACATCGTCCCCTACGTCGAGCACTATCCGCCGGACACGACGGCCTGCATCTTCTGGCTCAAGAATCGCCAGCCGGCGCGCTGGCGTGACCGCCACGAGCTGGTGACGCTGACCCCGGAGCAGGTGGCTGATCTGACTGACGAGCAGCTTTCCGGCATCCTCTCCGGTCAGGCGGTAGACGAGGCCAAGCCGGTCAACTGAGGTGAGAACCGCAGCGAGTCGCCGCGCCGAGTACCCGGCCGCCGTGGTCGCCGCGGCGGAACTCGAGGCGCGCCGGCGCGGGCTGGCGGTGGCTCGCGGTGGTCGGGGTGCTCTCGCCTCAGTCTGGACGCCGAACGCCAACGGCCAAGACCAGTTCTTTGCCTCGGACACCCTGCAGGTGATCGCCACCGGCGACCGAGGCGGCGGGAAGACGACGCTGCTGCTCGCCGACTTCGCCCGCGACATCGGCAAGGGCTGGGGCGCCGACTGGCGCGGCATCCTGTTCAGGCAGTCCTACCCGCAGCTCGACGATGCGATCGTCAAGAGCCAGGCGCTCTATCACCGGGCCTTCCCGGCGGCGCGCTACAACCGCAGTACCCACACGTGGACGTGGCCTGGCGGGGAAGAGCTGCTCCTGCGCTACATCGAGCGGCCGGACGACTACTGGAACTATCACGGCTGGCAAGTGCCGTGGCTTGGCTTCGACGAGCTGACGACGTGGCCCGATCTCCAGTGCTTCGACCTCGTCAAGTCGATCTGCCGCTCGGCACGATCGGGCATCCCGCGGCGCATCCGCGGCTCGGCCAACCCGTGGGGCGCCGGGCACAACGCCGTCAAACTCCGCTTCATCGACCCCGACACCGGCAGCGAGTGGGAGGACCGTCCGCCGAAGGGCGACTTGGCCGAGAAGCTCGGCGTCGAGATCAAGCCCCTCCCCACCAGGCGCATCCGGGTGATGCTGGCCGACAACCGGCCGCTGCTCGACGCTGACCCCGACTACCCGTCGCGCATCGCCGCTTCGGCTCAGAGCGACGGCCAGCTCAAGGCGTGGCTCAAGGAAGACTGGGACGTCGTGGCAGGCGGGATGTTCGACGACGTGTGGCAGCGCACCCGGCACGTCGTGGCGCCGTTCGCTATCCCCGCGGGCTGGCGTCTCGACCGTGCCTTCGACTGGGGCTCAAGCAAGCCCTACGCCGTCGGCTGGTGGGCGGAGAGCGACGGCACGGAGGCGACCCTCGCCGATGGATCGAAGGGGGTCTACCCGCGCGGCACGCTGTTCCTGATCGCCGAGCGCTACGGGTGGACCGGCGAGCCGAATCAGGGGACCCGTGAGCTGGCGACCGACGTGGCTCGGAAGATCGTCGAGACCGAGCGAGCGAGCCCGCTGCTGTCCGGCCGGCGGGTGGAGCCCGGACCCGCCGACCCGTCGATCTACGCCGTTCAGGACGGCCGTTCGATCGCCGCCGAGATGGAGAGTTGTGGTGTCAAGTGGACTCGCGCCGATACCGGACCGGGCTCGAGAATCAACGGCTGGGAGCTGATGCGCGGGCGGCTCAAGGCAGGCCTCGCCAACCCGATGGAGTCGCCCGGGTTGTTCGTGTTCGAGTCGTGCTCGCAGTTCCTCCGCACCGTGCCGACGCTGCCCCGAGACGGGCGTAAGCCGGATGATGTCGATACGGACGCCGAAGATCACTGCGGCGACATGGGGAGGTATAGATGTCAGGGCGCCGGTCATCTACCGAGCGGAGCCTGCCAACTGCGCTAGAGTGAGAACCCATGGACGACATCAACACCCCCTCCCCCCAGTGGGAACACGCCGAAGAGGTTCGCCGTCTCCCCCGCCTCCTGATGAAGGGCACGCGCGAGCTGCGCAAGGACGACGTCGCGGCCGAGTACATCCCCCAGGAAGCAGACGAGGATGAGGGCGAGTGGCGGATCCGCGTTCAGCGCTCGGTAATCTTCCCGTTCTTCCGCCGCGCCGTGGGGCGGGCCGTCAACTCCATCCTCGCCAAGCCGATGGTGCTGGCCGAGGATGTCCCGGAGCTGATTGCCGGCGTCGAGGGCGTCGAGCGCGACGGCTACTGGGAAGACATCGACCTCGAGGGGCACGACGGCAACACCTTCTGGGCCGGGGTGCTCAAGGACGCGATCGGAGAGTCCGGGATCTCTCACGTCCTGGTCGAGTTCCCGACTCGCCCGGAGGGTGCGACCGGTGCCGACACCGCTGGGCTCCGCCCCTACAACGTCCACATCAAGGACGCCGCGATCATCTATTCGCGTGCCGAGGTCGTGGCGGGGCGCAAGCGGCTGGCCGAGGTGCGCATCCGCGAGCACGGCAAGGATGAAGATGGCGAGGTCGTCGAGCAGGTGAGGCAGCTCCTCGCCGGCGGCGCCCAGGGCGCAGAGGGCGGCAGTCTGGACGGCATGAGCCTTGCCGAGGCGCGCCAGAGGTTCGTCCGCTGGCTGATCTGGCGAGACATGGCGGACGGCCAGGCCAAGGACGCGAACGGCGTCCTGATCGAAAACTGGAAGGTGATCGAAGAGGGCCTGATGAGCCCGCACGTCGACATCCCACTCTCGACGCTGCGGATCAACTCAACCGGCTGGATGTGCGGCGAGACGCCGTTCGAGGATCTTGCCCACCTGAACATCCTCCACACGCAGAAGTACAGCGATACCAGCGAGAACATCCGGGTCACCAGCGGCGCGCAGCTCCACCGCACCGGCATCACGCCCGAGGAGCAGGCGGGGCAACGAGCCATCGGCGCCAAGCGCCTCCTGTGGTCGCAGAACAGCGAGGCTACGGCCGAATGGTTGGAGAGGACGGGCTCTGGCGCCGAGGTGGCCGACACCGACCTCAAGCGCCTTGAGGACCGCATGGACGCGATCAGCAACGAGCCCCACGTCCGTCGCACCGGTGACGAGACGGCGACGGGGAGGGCGATCGACGCCAGCGAGGCGCGCACCGAAGTGCAGGCGTGGTCGATCGCGGTACGCGACCACGTCGAGGAGGCATTCGGATTCTGGGCGATCTACCTGGGAGAGGCGACCGGTGGCTCGGTCGAGGTGCCGATGCCGCCGCGGTGGAGCGAGCACGGCGTCGACGGCCTGAGGTTCTTGGCCGAGCTGCACGATGCGACGGGGCTGCCGCGCGCTCAGACGATCCTTGAGGAGGCCCAGAGACTCGGCTATCTCTCCGACGGGGTGGACATCGAGGTCGAGGTGGAGAGCCTGGAGCCCCTGCCTCTACCGGTCAAGGGGGTCACCCCGATCCCGGATGCTGGGGCTGAGGCTGAGGCGGAGGTCGAGGAAGGCACCTAGCCCGTGTCCTCCCCGCTCGATCGCGCCGACCGTGCCGAGCGCTCCCTCCGAGCCCTGGTCGTCAGGCACCTGAGCGCTCTCCGCCGCCGCGGCATCACTGATCCCAGCGACCCTGCGTGGCAGGGCGTCTTCGTCTCCCTCCGACGCGACACCGCCCGGCGGCTGCGCCCCGCGCTCTACCGCGCCTACGCCGACGCGGTCAAGGCGGTTCGGTTGCCGGTGATCCGGGCGACCGTCACCGCCTACGCCGACGTACAGGCCCCGCTCGCCGCCAAGGCGTTCGCCGAGTCGCTGAGCGGCGATACCGCGGCCGCCTTCGCCGAGGCCCTGGTCCGCGCTGGGGTCAGCGTAGCGCCGGCCACGACTGCCAGCTCCACCCTCGGCGCCACGGCCAAGCAGGCGGCGCGCATCGCGCAGTGGGCCGAGCGAGCCAGGGCCGCAGGGTTGTCGAAACGAGCCATCGCCGAGGGGGTGGCGAGACAGACCGCGGCGGCGATTAGGCTGCGTGCTCGATCGGCCGCTGACCGAGCCATCGCCGAGGCCATCAACGGTGCGCGGAGGGATGCCTGGCAGGCACAGATCGACGCCGGCAAACTGCCGGTCACGATGCGCAAGCGGTGGGTGACGCAGGGCGACCAGAACGTCCGGCCGACGCACAGCGCTCAGGGTCGCGCTGCGGCGATCCCGTGGAACCAGCCCTACGCGATCATGGGGGTGCTACACCCGCCGTCGGATGATCCCGGGTGCCGCTGCTTCGAGGAGCCGGTGGTCAGCGGTCGGGAGCGGGGGAAGGCTCAGCCGCGGGTGCCGGCGCCGCGGACGCTGGTTCGGTGAGGGTCTCGACATAGGGCCAGCGGAGCGCTGCGAGCGTCTCGAACCACGCCTCCCCGCCGCAGCCGTGCGCGAGATCGAGGCAGGCTTCAATCGCTGCCGGAACCATCGCCTCCGGCCTTCCTCGCTGCGCGTGCATGGCGCCGAGCGCGATGCCCATGCCGCTGCCGCGGGCGTCGTAGCCTCGCTCGATGGCGTTGACCGTCATGTCGGAGTTGAGTCCGTAGAGCACGCCGGGAGCGGCGAGCAGCGCTGACTGGCCGTAGTCGAGCGGGCCGGAGCTGCCGTCGCCGTCCGCGGGCTCCATCTTCCAATCCCACTCCTTCAGAGCGCCCTGGACGTGGTCGGCGATCAGCCAGGCGCTCTCGGTATCGGGGCGAAGCCGACCGGGCAGCTTCCCCCATGCTCCGGGGCGGCTCAGGCGAAGCGCAGCCGTCGTGTAGCCGACCAGGCCGACACGCCAGCAGCCGACAACTAGCCACTTGCGGTCGCGGTGGGCGGTGACGACGCCGGTGAGGTCGCCGTTCCCCTGGATAGAGATCCCGTCGCATCCGATGTGCGTTGCGTTGCCGACCACGGCCGCAGCGATGATGCTCACTCAGTTCACCCCTCTTTCCGCCAGCAGGCGATGCACGATGACCCGCGGCGCGTCCTCGTGTTCTGCGGGACCGCAGGGACAGCCGTGCTCGTAGTGTCCGGGCTCATCCGGCCAGACGTGGATAGGTTCTCCGAGGGGGGCTTCTTCGTGGCAGCACCAGCCAGGGGTGCCGGTTGACTCCAGGGGCTCGCTAGGCATCACCCCGCCACCCGCCTCTCCGCCTCCTGCTCTAATCGTTCGACCTCTTCGATTCTGATCCTGTATTGGCCGCCCGGCATCGGCCGGATCGCTTTGATCGTGCCGTCCTCGATCTTCTGGACTACTCGGTCGGTACTGATCCCGAGTCGGAGAGCAACCTCAGGCGTCCCCACGAACCGTCGCATCATGGGCAGCAACGCTAACACGAGCGGACCGAGCGGGCCGAGAGAAACGAATTAGACGAGAGCGCCCTGCCTCTCCCCGTCCGCTTGCGGTAAAAGTTCAACGGCGACCGCGCGGTCTCCGAGGGACCGCTTAACCAAACCGCCCGAGGCGGGAGGATCTATGCCAGGAATCGAGGAAGTTCTGAGCACGTCTCTCGACACGCTCGACGGCGTGCCGGAAGCGCTGCACCCCCTGTTCACACAGGACGAGGACAGCGGGAAGTATCGGATCAACGGCCTTGCCCCGAAGGGCAAGCTCGACGAGTTCCGCACTAACAACCGCAAGCTCCACACCCGCGCCGAGGAGTTGGAGGCCAAGCTCTCCGACTTCGAAGGGCTGGACCCGAAGAAGGCGCGGGAGGCCGAGGCCGAGCTGCGGAAGCTGCGCGACAAGATCGCGGCACGGGCGGCCGGCAAAGACGACGGCGAGCTGGAGAAGCTCCTCGGCGAGCGCACCGAACGGATGCGCGGTGACTACGAGGGGAAGCTCGAGGCTCAGGCGACGAAGGCCAAGGAGCTGGAGGCCGATCTCGAGGAGACCCGGCTGACACTCGCCGCGCGAGTGATCGACTCAGAGGTCGCGGTCGCGACGGCCGGCGACGGTTTCGTGCCCCAGGCGATCGAAGAGGCGACGATCATCGCAGGCCGGATTTTCACGGTCCGCGAAGGGAAGGCCGTCGCGCTCGAAGCCGACGGGAAGCTGAAGTACGGCGCAGACGGCGAGAGCCCTCTGACGATCAGGGAGTGGCTCGCATCAACCAAAAAGACCAAGCCGCACTGGTGGAAGGCGTCGGCGAACGGCGGCGGAAAGACCGCTGACGACGACGTCCACGGAGGCGGCAAGACCATGACTCGCGCAGAGCACGACCGGCTGGCGCAGACGAACCCGGCGAAGGTCCGGAAGTTCTTCGCGGAAGGCGGGCGCCTCACCGCGTGAGTCTGGAGGACTAGCAGTTGGCGAACACTCTCACGAATCTGATCCCCACGATCTACGAAGCGATCGACCAGGTGTCGCAGGAGCCGGTCGGCCTGATCCCGGCTGTGACTCTGGACGCCAGCGCCGATCGCGTGGCGAAAGACGAAACCATCACCGTCCCGATCTCGCCGGCTGCGGTCAGCGAGAGCATCGTCCCGGCGAGCACGCCGCCCGACACCGGCGACCAGGAGTTCGCGAACGTCACGATGGCGATCACGAAGTCGGAGGCCGTGCCGTTCCGGTGGACCGGCGAGGAGGTCAAGGGCATCGGCAACGGCCCCGGCTTCCGCAACCTCCGCACCGATCAGATCGCGCAGGCTATCCGCACGCTGCGCAACATGATCGAAGCCGACCTCGCAGCCACCTACACGACGTTCTCCCGCGCCTTCGGCACCGCCGGGACGACCCCCTTCGGCTCCAGTTTGGCGGACACCGCGCAGGTGCGGAAGATCCTCCAGGACAACGGCGCGCCGATCAACGAGGGGATCTCGCTCGTGAGCGACACGAGCGCGGGGGCGAACCTCCGCTCCCTCGCCAACGTGATCCAGGCCAACCAGGCCGGGACCGACGCCACGCTGCGCCGGGGCGTCCTGCTCGACATCCACGGCATGGCGATCCGCGAGAGCGGACAGATCGACACCCACACCAAGGGCACCGGGACGGGCTACCTCCACGACCCGCCGGCCGGAGCGACGCAGCCGGTCGGTACGACCGCCCTGCACGTCGACACCGGGGTGAACACGATCGTCCCAGGCGATGTCGTGACCTTCACCGGCGACCTCAACAAGTACATCGTGGCCTCCGGCTTCGTCGGCGACGGCGACGGCGACATCGTGCTCGCAGCCCCCGGGCTGCGCCAGACGCTCGCCAACGACGTCGCCATGACGATCGGCGCCAACTACGCCGCGAACATGGCCTTCCACCGCTCGGCGATCATCCTGCTCCAGCGGGCTCCGGCGATGCCGGAGGAGGGTGACCAGGCGACGGACGTGCTGCAGATCCCCGACCCCGTGACCGGCCTGCTGTTCGAGTTCGCCGTCTACCCCGGCTACCGGCGCGTCCGGTACGAGGTGGCGATGGCCTGGGGCGTCAAGAACATCAAGCCCGCGCACACCGCGCTGCTCCTGGGGTAGGCCATGAGCGGCGAAGGATACATCGGGCCGAATGCCTCGCTGGTGCTGGCCACCGGGGCAGGGAATCTCCGGATCGCCTACGGCCAACACACCACGGCCACCGCCAGCGACACCGTCGTCACCGGGTTGTCCAAGGTGCTGACCGCGGTCGTTCAGTTCGACGGCGCGCCGGTGATCGGCGCGAACCACGTTCGGGCCGCCCTCGGCGATCAGGCAGGCACCCCGGCAAGTGGCTCCATCCTGATCGTGTCGAGCAAGCCGACGGCGGTGGACAACGCGACGCCGACGGCGGCGACCACCTTCTCAATCAAGACCAATTGGTTCGCCGTGGGGTACTGAGCAATGAGCATCATCAAGCTGTGGCGCGGCGAGGAGTGCGCGATCGTCGAGGCCGGCAGCGAGGCCGACGCGACGATGCGCGGGATGGGGTTCGGAGACGACGCGGAGGGCGAGCTGTCCGCCTGGCCGCTCAAGGCAACCAGCCCCGCCGAGTACATCGAGCAGCACGGCGAGGACGATGATCCCTCCGAGATCGTGGCGGCTCGCCTCGAGCTGGCCCGCAAGCTGGTCGACGCCGGCGAGGCCGAGTGACTGCCTGGAACCGCCGGTCTCTCACCCTCGACCTGATCCGTCGAGGGTGGGGACGGCTCCGCGGCAAGCGCTACGCCTTCCCGGTGCTGCACATCCGGCGGGCGTTTCGCGAGCCAGTCGAGCAGTGGGATCTTTAGCGTGGCGCTGATCCACGAGGACGGCACCGGCAAGTCCGACGCCGAGTCGCTGGGCTCGGTGGCCGCCGCCGACGCCTACTGGGATACCCACGGGTCGCCGGCGTCGTGGACAGATTCCACCGTCCCGGAGAAAGAGGCCGCGCTGCGGATCGGCACGGACGCGGTGACGCAGCCCCATGACTGGCGCGGCACGATCCTGCGGGATGAACAGGCCCTCTCTCATCCCCGGGTCAACGGCGTCGATGACGAGGGACGACTGATCCCGAGCGACTCGGTCCCCACCCGTCTGCAAGCCGCCGTGTTCTTGGTGGCCAACCAACACCGCGTCTCGCCGCTCACCGCTGCTCAGGACGATGCGCTGCGCTCCCTCGAGGTCGGCCCGATCAAACTGGAATTCGCAGACCGGGGCGGTTCCCGATCCGACTTCGACGCCATCGTGACCCAGGTGCGCAACCTGATTCGGCCCTACATCGTGCCCGAGAACAGGCTGGTCCGGGCGTGACCACCCTCGCCGACCGGATCGTCCCCAAGCAGGCCGCGAAGGTCATCGCCAAGCACGGGATGCTGGCGGACCTGCACTCGGTCCGGGCCAACCTCACGGCCACCGCGATCAAGATCACGCCGACGGTCGAGGAGCGTGTTTTCATCCAGTCCACCAAAACCGAGGAGCTGATGTCGGTCGCCTACCTAGCCGCCCTGGATGCCGCGTTCGTCGCGGCCGGGCTGCCGGACCCGCGGCCGGGGGACATCCTGACGATCACGTCAGCGGAGCGCGCGGTGACGCTGGGCGAGGGGACGGGGCCGATTCGGACCGGGGAGCTGGTGGCGCTGTACAAGCTGGCTTGGCGGGGGTAGGAGAGTGATGTGAGAGACTCTTCTGGTGGTGTTCTCCTGGGTCTCGTCTCCTACCCCAAGCCGTTCAAGGACCGTCGCGGCGTCTACCGAATCGACGGTCGAGACATGGCAGTAGTAGATCTCAACTCCGGAGAGCCAGTTTCCAACGTCGCCGGCATGCTCTGGGGGCCGGGCAAGATCCTGATGGAACCAGGCGACGGTCTGTTCAGTCGCCAGCATTTCAACGCTGAGAGCGATTACCTGGTGATCGTCGTGTCGTGTCCGGGTGCGCACATGGGCACGGGGAGGCGCCGTAGGTCTAGCCCTCGGAGTCTCTGGTCAGGTATGAGGTCGCAATCAGCAGCAGGTGAGCCTCGTCGGCACGGCTGAGCTTCGCCCGCCACCGCTCGACGGTGATCGAGCCGTTCTCCTCATCACGAACCCCAACGATAAACACGCGGTCCCAAGTGGTCTCGCCGGAGACGATCTCGGCCAGGAGCTGCTCTAGACAGTCGCGGA